CGGCTTGTAATAATGATGACACCTATGTTCGGGTTGTTTCGCCGTCCGGTGACATCAACTTCAATGACTACTACGACAGGTACGGCGTTCGCCCAGTTTGTATCTTTTCCTCTTCAATCTTTGAATCTTGTGAGGAAGATGATGATTAATGGCAGAGAATGATCTGAAAGTAATTCAAAAGGCGAAGGAACTGGCCACCCATACATTGAAAGTGACCAGTAATGCCAACCGATATCCAAAAAAATATAGATTTTCACTTGTTGATAAAATGCAGAATAAGTCAATGGAAATCTATGAAATGCTCTTTGAAGCGAATAGAACGGATATCAAGAATTATAAAAGAGATCGACTTGAGATGCAGACAAAGGCAATTACATATTGCGATGAACTACTTTTCTACATAGAGATGTCCTATGAGCTAAATATCATCAGTGAAAAAAGCGTGGAATATTGGTCAAAGTTGGTATCTGATGTAAAACATATGGCTATTGCATGGAGAACCAAAGACCGGAAAAGATAAATACACTTTAGGTTCGTTTCCGTTAAGCGGTTGTTTCGCCGTCCGGTAACATCAACAACAATAACTACAACAACAGTGACGGGGTGCGCCTATTCTGTATAACAGGGAGTCAGAGTAGGCATCAAGCCGAAATCGGGAAAGATACAAAAAGGAAACGAACCGTCCTCATAGAGGTAAATATAAAGGAGTACCAATGGATAAAGAAATTGTCACGGATTACGGGAATCTGTATTACGCTTATCGAAAAGCTAAGTCTGGCAAGAAATTTAATAGCAGCACTGCAAGATTTTCTAATGTCGCTTTAGATGGAATCAATATCCTAAAAGAGCAGTTAGAGAATCAGACATACACAGTTGCTCCGTATAATCGGTTCGAAATATATGAGCCGAAACAGAGAGTGATTGAATCGTGTTCATTTAAAGATAAAGTAGTGCAGCACGTATTCTGTGACAACATTCTGCATCCAAAATTGAAGAATGTATTTATAAAATACAATTCTGCCGGACAAATAGGAAAAGGAACACTGTATGCATTAGATGGATTAAGGGAGCACATGGAATCATTCTATCAGAGACATGGCGTAGACGGATGGATATTGAAATGCGATATAAGACATTTCTTTTATGAAATTGACCATGAGATTTTGAAAGATATTGTAGATTATTTCTTCCCAGACCCGTACACAACGTGGTTGAATCATAAATTGATTGATAGCAGCGAGAATCCTGGCTTGCCACTCGGCAATCAAGCCGGACAGGTATATGCCTTGCTTATGGTTCATGCAGTAGATTGTATGGCAACCGGCGAGCTTGGAATTACTGAATATGGAAGATATATGGACGATTTCTACTTGATTCATCAAGATAAGGAATATTTGAAATGGTGTTTGGAATACATCAGAGAAATGCTAAAAACACTTGGACTTGAATTGAACGGAAAGACACAGATCATACCGTTTAGAAAAGGAATGCGATATTTAGGATTTCATCATTATATGACGGCCGATGGGAAATATATTCGGAAATTGACCGGAGAGAACAAGCGGAAGAATAAGAAGAAATTTCGAAAACTTGTAAAAGATGTGAAAGCCGGGAAACTCACGGAAGAAAAATTCTATGAGAAATATAATTCATGGAAGAACCATGCATTGCATGGAAATTGTATTAAGTTGGTTCATAGTATGGATCTGTATATAGAGGAATTGATGAAAGAGGTGACATAGTGACACGACAGGAACAGGAAGATCAGGAACAGGAACAATATCTTGCAGAGTGGTCTAAAAAGCAGAAAGAGAAACGAGAAAAGAAGAAACGAAAGTTTTGGTTTAGGAGGGATAGAAAGTGAATAAAAAAGAAGTATTGGAAATCAGAAAACAGTTCACACCGGAGAATTGTGCGATCACCCGTATAGCCGGATGCTACGTGGATGGAGAAAAAGAGAAACGCATGGAAAGAGAAGAAGCGTTTCTTTCACTGCCGGAAGAACAGGCATTTAAGTATTTTGATATTTTCAAGAAGACCTTATCTGGGAAAATCGGAAAGAACTTGTTGAACCTGGAATACAAGCCGAAAGAAAGTAGGAGCAGTGACCCAGAGGGCGAAGAACATGAACTGTTAATGAATCTGAGAGAAAGCAAACTGAGAGACCCGGCATTACTGGACGAATTCTATGAAAAGATTCTTACGTCTTATGACTGTGCTGAGAATTACTACATCATACTTATCCATGCAGTATATGACGTACCGGGAAAGACATCGGACGGAGAAATGTTGGAAGATGCATCTGAGGAAGTATACGATTTCATTCTTTGTTGCATCTGCCCAGTGAAGCTTTCAAAAGCCGGTCTTACTTACAATGGGAAAGATGAACGGATGGAAGAGAGAACCCGTGATTGGGTAGTAGATATGCCGGACAAAGGATTTCTATTCCCGGCATTTAACGACAGACAGACGGATGTACATAGTGTACTCTATTACACCCGGAAGTCTGCCGAGGTACAAGAAGAAATGGTTCGTGAGCTACTTGGAATTGATTTGGTGGTATCTGCAGATGAAGAGAAAGATAAATTCGGTAAGTTGTTAAGGGATGTATTTGGAGAAGATGCAGACTGTAAGATTGTGAAAGACATCTATGAGGGCATTAGCGAAGAGATGGAACGCCATGCAGAAGACCCGGAGCCGTACAAAATTGATAGGAACGAACTGAAAAAGATATTCTGTAACAGCAGTGTACCGGATGAAAAGATGGAAATGTTCGAGGGTGCTTACCGGGAGAACATCGGGAATGTGCCTGTTATGGCAAGTAACATTTGCGACAACAAGGTGGTTAATATCCAGGTTCCAGAGGGGAAGATAACTATCGATGCAGATTCCATCAGCAATTTAGAAATCAAGGAAGTTGACGGAAGAAAATGCATGGTACTGCCAGTAGATTATGTAGAAGTTAACGGAATTTCAACGAAAGCGTAGGTGAGGAAGATGAAATATAAGGTTGGAGACAAGGTAAGAGTAAAAGAAAACTTACCTTTGTATATGAAAGCTCACTGTGTATCTACTTTTAGTCCAGAAACATTGAAGTATAACGGAAT